GACGCCCAATCCTTAACGTCTTCATTCATTGGCACTTCTGTATGTAACCAATGGGACTGTTCATGTTTCAACCAGGCATCATATGCCCATGGATAGTTGAAAGGTTTGAAATAAGATCGAGGATCTTGTAGTGTTAGTTTCTTTTTTACTGCTAATGCCATTTATTCTTTTCCTTTGTCTATTTTGTTTATTTCTTTAAATCCCCATGCTCTTTCAGCACACCACCAACACTTATTACATCTACCTCTATTTTGTTCTGTACAACTATGGGTAATAGGCATAATAATTTCTTCAATACCCAAGTCAAATCCTAATTGTATTGTCTCATCTTTTGTCCAATCTGCAAAAGGATGCGAGACGTACTGTTTGTCGTGTTCGTTAACCTCATACCTTTCGTTGGGCATGGGATAACCTTCGGGTAACATTTCACGTTGACGGGGAGGATATTTATTCATTCCAACCATTAGAAACTCTGAATATCCGTTTTCCAATATCTCCATCACACCACTAGTAACATAGTCTGAAGGATTTTCACTGTTAATGTTCCCTACAATTCTTGTTGGTACAAACTCTATTTCCATATAGTCCGCTAACTCTTTTAGTACCAGGTTAGCATAATGTTCTGCTCCGTCAAGTTTAGGCACGGTGTAAGCTATACACTCTTGTCCTCTCTTGTTACAGATAGTTTTTGTCATGTACCAAAGGCAAGCTGAGTCCCAGCCTCCCGATACAACTACACCGATTCTTTTATCTGTCGGAATATAAGGATCAATATGTAGCCACCGATTTCTCAAAGTCAACACGCTATCCTTCACAGGCTAAACACTCACCATCTGCAATTGCTGTCATATCTAATTCCTGTATAATATCTCTCTCAATACGTCGAGACACTTTATCTGCCTTACCCAGTTTCTCTGAGCGGCAATAGTATAATGTTTTAAGTTCATACTTCCATGCTAAGAAATGTACTGCGTGAAGATATTTCTTATTAACATCTGGACGGAAGAATAAGTTAAGTGATTGTGCCTGATCAATAAAAGTTTGTCTGTCTGCTGCGTGTTCAATTACCCAACGCTGATCTATTTCCATTGCTGTTTTGTATATTGCTTTCTCATGATCTGATAAGAATGTGAGATGTTGTACCGATCCGTCGTTGGCAATTATCGAAGACCAAGTTTCATCATAATCGAGTTTCTTATTTTCCTCAACCTTATTCTTAATGAGACCATCCAAATGCTTATTCTTATTAAGATAAGATCCACTGAGTGTGTCTTGCCTGTAAGCATTAGCCCTAAAAGGTTCAATGCTCGGACTAGTGTTGCCCATAATAATACTGCTACTAGCATTGGGAGCGATAGCCATAACATGACTAAATCTTCTTCCTGTGCCTTTTGCATCAATGGCTTCACCTCGTTCTTTACCGAGTTCCAAATTTGCTTCATCTAGTTTACCTTTGATATGTCTAAACATACGAATATTAGTACCCTTCGCCTGAGGTGTTTCCCATGCAATCATATTCTTTTGCAGATACGCATGAAACCCTAGGGCGCCGATACCAATACTCCTTTCACGTTGTGCTGAAAACTTTGCTCTAGATACTGAGTCCGGAGCGTTTTTAATAAAGTATTGTAGTACATTGTCCAACATTTCTGCCATGTCTTTCAGGAATAAAGGTTGTTTACTCCAAGCATCATAGTATTCTAAGTTAACAGATGACAAACAGCACACTGCTGTTCTTTCTTCATTTGTTGGCAGGATAATCTCTGAACACAAATTACTTTGATGAATTTTCAATCCAAGTTTCTTTTGAAACTCAGGTAAGTTTTTATTACTGGTGTCTATGTAATGGATATACGGCTCGCCTGTTTCCATACGAAGCTCTAGTATCTTTTGCCACAATGATTTAGCTGATACAGTGTCTCGGATTTCTCCAGAGTGTGGATCAATTAGATTCCAACCATCATCTGCATCTGGGTCTACCATACATCTTTCAATAATTTCCATGAACCTATCACTAATATTAATACCGTGATGCAGGTTCAAGCATCGCACATTTTGGTCTCCTGTAGGCTTACGCATTTCAAGAAACATGGTAATGTCTGGATGACTGATGTCGAGATAGGCTGCGTAACTTCCGCGCCTTGTTCTACCTTGTCTGTATGCAAGTGAACTTGCGTCGTAGGTTTTAAGATGAGGCATGACGCCCACAGATTTGTCATCACTAGAGCGAATCCCAAACCCAATCCCAACGCCACCACCGAGCATACTAAGCCAATTTGTTTCTGAGAGATTTTCAACTAAACCCTCCGCTGTGTCGTTAATGTAATTAAGGAAACAAGAGATTGGCATACCCTTCTTAGATCGACCAAAAGACAAGATCGGCGTAGAATAGGATAACCAATGCTTACTGCTGTACTCATAAAGCCGTTGTGCGTGTTCTGGATTTGATCCAAATGCTTTACTTACGTGTGCAAAACGCTGTTGAGGGCTAGTTTCATCCTCCCTCATGTAAGACTCTTGTAGTCTTTGTATTCCTAATTTATCAAATAATAAATCCCTACTGAGATCAATTTGAATTCCGTTATAATCTTGTTTTGCCACTTATTATTATCCTATTTAATGTATTATGTTCTGAGGGTACTGTATATATAAATCAGATGTCCTCGACAGCTAGCTTAATGCTTCGAAAATGTTCTGATAAAATATTCCAACATTTGTCTGCAATTTGCTGGTGCTCTAGCTGTGTACCATTACCTCGTCGGAGTCCACAATAGTGAATCCAACTCCTTAAGTTGCCTGCCATATAAAGGGTAGTTAATGTATTACCCTCTGGTAGAACTGCCCTTGCTTGTTCTTTAGCAATGCCGTTTTTTAATGCCCAGTCATATACTTCCTTAGAAGCATTGATAACTTTCATTTGTTGCATATTCCAACTTTCCTGTAGACGGAAATCGTCTGTTGGAATGCTATTTTGTCTATTCTTAGGATCCTGTAGCCTAGCTTCCCTCGTTTCATAATCTGAAGCTACGGCATATCTTTGACTAAATTCCTGAAAAGAAAAGGATCTATGACGTATAATTTGTCTAGATATATCTCGGGTTGTGGTAATCTCAAGAGTCGCAGAAACCATCTCAAAAGGGCTCCAATGATCGTTTTCTATTAGATATTTTAGCAATTTAGGTGCTGTTTCAGGGTTGTTTTGATTGCCGGGGTTACTTACTCGAGCAGTGTAAGCAATGAGCTCGTCTGCTGTGTGGCAAATATTCTCTGAGGGTTTTGTGATTCCGATTAGTCTTACTGTGTTCAACATTTTCTCCATGTCGTTAATTTCATTTGAGCACGTAGGCCCGTGTATGTATTTTTCTCTATTATACTGTTAATCTCTCCAGGTGTCAAACCCTGTAGTACCATATCATTGATATCTTTTGCTTCAACAGTCTCGGGCCAAATTACAACATTTGCTCCCTCGCTTATATACTTATTAATCAAACGAACTATCTCTGAGTTTCTTGGCTGATTATCAAACACAATGGTATAATCAGTTAAGTTCAACTCACTGATTTTATTAAAGGCACTACCAGCACAGGCAATAGCATTAGGAATAAACAAACTATCAATGGGTCCTTCCACAACCTTAACATTCTTAGAACGATCCATATTTTCTAATCCAAATATTGTAGAAGCGTCTTCATCAATCTTCAACATGATATACCGCAGTGTTTCACCTCTCATGCCGCGCATAGCCATGCCAGTAAGTTTGCCTTGCTCATCTACAAAAGGCAGCACTAGTCTAGGCTGTTCAGTAGTTAAGCTTTCAGTATATTTAGAATTGAGAGTAGAGGCTTTTCTTATGTCGTCTAAGTAGTATAGCCTATTGAACTGTTCTTTAGGTATCATTCTTTTTAGAGCATACTGCACTGCCTCATGCTCTTCAGGCAAACCATCTAGCCTATCCATCATCTCATCTATTAGAGTTTTAGGACGTGCCTTAGGCTCTTTAAATTCAAATTGAAATTCAGGAGTTTTGTTTGCCCTGTTACCTGCAATGCCTTCTGAGTATCTTTCTAAGACATATTCTTTGTGTAGTAAACTATCTACAATTTCCAGTAACCCACCAAATGTTTTACCTGCTTGACAGTTATGGCATTTGTAGAACATATCGTTCTTAACTTTGTACAAGTACCCACGTGCTTTATTCTTTTTAGCGGAGTCTCCACAGATAGGACATCTGAAGTTAAATAGGTAGTCGTCCTTTCGCTTGTATCTCTCCAAACGAAAGCTAATCATTTGTATGTATTTTAGATCTATGTATAGTGACATAAGGAACCTCGTATAATGTGCTTATTATACGAGTAATAGTGCTATATGTCAAGCACTATTTTTGGTTTTGGTATGCTAGATTTTTAGGAAAGATAGGACTGCAGGTACTACAAATGCTGCTAATGTAATGGCTCCTAATAGGATATATCTCCAGCGCTCAAGCGCGGAAATACGGGTCTCCAATCGCTCGGTTTTGTTAACCACGTGGGCTTTTAAATCTTTTATACTATCTAATACTTTATCAATATCTTTAGACATCTCTTGCTTAAGCTCCCGTGTGGTGGTTGTCATCCTAGAATGAAGTTCTTTAATATCATTGTCTGTTTCTTTCTTACGTGTGTCCAATGCTGCTAAGACCTCTTCTTGTTTTTCGTCGGCATAATTGAGCCTCGACTCATGGACTGCTAACATCTGTCCAATATTTTGTGAAACGTCACCAATTTTTTCTAGTGCTGTTTCCAGTTTAACAAAAAGAGAACCTATCTGGTTCACGTCGTTCTTTATCAGTGCGACTTCAGTTTCTAAGGATTTATTTTCTGCCATTTTTCTTTTTCCGTCTACGTACCATGGGCATCATTACGGGATCCCTTCCTGGTTCCCCTTTAGGGCCTACACCTATTCCATGTACGTTACCACCACCGACGGCATTTGCTGCTACATCTTCGCTGTACATAAAAGATCGGAAAGATACTAAATTGTTTTTCTCTAAATTTTTTGCTTCCTGTATTATTTCTTCGTCATCCATATAAAGTTCTAAGAGTGTATCAACATCGTCTTCTTGTTCGTTGTACTCTCTGAGTATTGCCATAGCTGCGGCAAAAGTTAAAAGTCTTTTTGCCTGTCTATCAGGCGACTTTGTAAGCGCCCTTTGTATCTTAAATACAAACCTATTGAGAAAAGAATAAGCGTCTAGCTCTGAAGTGCCTTGTGGAGATCTAAGTTTTTTACCATCTTTATCAATGATACCCAACCTGTATGCGTCAGAGTTTTCGATGGGTGTTGACAGCATCCTTAAGATCCTGTATGCAACTAATGTATCGACAAACCTAGACATTATATTTTCCTCAAAACATCTATCAGTTCCCGGTTTAACGGGATATTCGTTTCTTGTACACCTTTAGAGACTACTGTTTCTAATGGCATCCTGTTTAAAAATACTAGGTAGGTTTTTAGGTCCGACCAATATTTTTCCTCTAATTTATAAAACAGTAAGTCTGTTGCGGCGTTTCCAAAAACATTGTATAAAACTACAATGTGGTTTATAATTAACCGCTCACTTATTTCACCTGTTTTTTTGTACCTGTTCAACAACCTTTTAATATATTTAAAACGCTTTAAATCGTCTTCTAATTCTGTGAGCCCCATACAACCTGGGTTGTGATAGTGCTTTATTGCATATATTAAAAAGTTATCCTCATTCAAAGTAATCATTATATTTTAGTTTCCTATGATACAGTAGCGGTGCCTCCAATGAAATACCACTTACTATTTGTGCTACTATATATTAGTGTCGCAGAGTCACCTGCAGACGCAAAGGAAACTGTACCTTGTACATTGGCACCAGTTAAATTAACTGTATGACCACCTGTATTGGAACTCATAATGATTATTTGTATTTGACCTTCTATGCCAGTTGCTATAGATATAGAACCAGCTGAGTCTACATTGCTAATGAACGTGACATTGTTTGTGGTGTTAATTTCACCACGGGCTGTTATCGTACCGTGATCGGCTATAGCTACTTTGTCGCTAAATGACGCGGGAGTATTTACCCCAAGAAATAAATTAGAGTAGGATAACTTCTTACTAGCTGAGCCTTGAACTAAGTAAAACTGATCTGTCCCTTTTAGGGCATCAGCCGACTGTAGTTCTGATACTTTTGAATCTGCCATTACCAGGACTCCTTATTAGGCGTCTGGGAATTCAGCGTCATCATCTGCACCACCGGCTGCTTCATATACAGCATCAGTGGCAGGTGCTGCCATAGCTACGAGTGTCTCGTATTTGGTTCTAGAACCAACTGTAGTTCTACGTACCCAACCTGGTTGTGCAATCCCTGGAGTTGCGGCACATTCTGCCTCATCTACCATAAAGATTTCATTTGCGGGAACACCTGTAATTACTGGCTTTTCTGATTTTGACCATGCGGACATTTTTTATTCTCCTGTTAAAATATTATTTATATGATCTATTAGTTTGTAAGCTTCCGTCTTAGTGAGTAGAGCAATTTGCTCGTCTGTCATTGAGTACACATCGAAGGACTCGTCCATTTTAACGGGAGCCAATCCACGCTTGCTGGATTTGGCGTAATCTCTTTTCGCGGCTGCTACTGCGGCTGCGTCATTTTTTGCTGCCTGCTTACGAGCTGCATTCTTAATCATTTGAAGTCTGTTTGCTTTAGCTTCAGGACTCATTTCATCTTGTAAGTTTTTCTTACCCTGGCTAGTGTCTTTAGGCTTTTTCTTAAATGTATCAAGGCCTGTTCCTTTTTCGCCAGTTTGTTGTTGAGTCGCTAAACGCTTCATTGCGCCTTCTTCAACTTCTGTTTCTTCATTAGCTTTCTTAAGAGCGTCTGCAACAGGTTTGTGTGTCGCTAGGCCTTTCTTAACTTTATTAATAGTTCTAAAGGCACCTGAGTAGTTACCACCTTTGTATCGTTTGTCGTTGGCAATACCTTTACCCATTCTAACTTCTTTAGGTGTGTATGCTTCCTCGTGAGTTCCTTTATTATCGCAATGCTCACAACCTTCGCCTTTACATTTAGGACATTCGTCTTTCTTGCCATTCTTCTTGTCTATTGCTTTTTGCAAAGCAGGTGGTAATTTACCTTCGTCCATGCCTTTTTCTTCATCATCAGATTTGTGCATTCCGTCAACCATGTTAAAGAATTCTTTCTTTTTATCTGCGGGCAAATCTCTGATAGAAGAAACACCGAATTTTTTAAGGGCTGCTTCGAACTTGGCTTTGTAGTCTTCATTCATTTTAGCTACTTCTTCCGATACGCCGGCTCTTTCTTTTTCTTTACGCAAAGCTTTAGAAAAGTTTTTAAGTTTTTCTATTTTATTTTTTCGCCCCAATTTAGCGCCATCCTTCTCAGCCTTTTGCCTGTCTTCTTCGCCGTCGACGATCTCTACACCGTCAACTAATTTCTCATCTAGTTGTTCCACGATTTGCTCCTCTGTATGGTATCGATTTTTCTGAGTATGTTGCTTGGCACGTTGGAATACTGTATCATCGCCAAATACAATGTACATCATTTCATCCATAAACGTTTTAATGACTGCTCTTTCATTTGGCAACAAGTTTGCTCCCATTTGAACACGTGCAATTGCTCGTTTAAGAATAGGCAAGTTCTGTGCAGGCATCATACCTTGTCGAACTAGCATATCTAATCGTTTACTCTGATCCATCAATTTACCCTTTATATGTAATCTTGTAAATGTATTTATAAGAAATTTATGTTAGACACTAAACTTTTTGGTTTTATAGTCTGAGATGAATTTTGCTGCTAAATCCTTAGGTAATTCAAGCAATCTTTGTGGTTTTTTCATATCGCGCCATGTGTACTTAGGATCAATCAACCAGTTATGGAATGAGAATACAGTAGGTGGCTGATCGTTTGTAGGACCCTTGTAAAACTCTAGTTCGATAAACTTTAGCATTTCGTATATGTTTGTTTCATCATTTTCCCAGTTCATAAAAGTCATGCCAGCCATGCCACCACCTTTAGGCTCTGGTAGTTGGTTAAGTCCGTCTCTCGCTTTTAATCCCTCATACAATCCTCTAAACCTTGGAACATCACCATCAACCCAAGGTTCGTCATTAGGATTGCTAGCTCTAATTGTAGTTTTATGGTATCCAAACTTTTCAGGGTCTTCAGCATATCGGTTAACTTCATCATATTTTCTAGCTGCCCCTGTAGGAATCCATAAAGGATTTATGTGTGTTGAGTCTTCGGGCAACCAGTATTCATCAAGCCACTTCTTTGTATCTCTAAGTGTGTCTATTGTTTCGTGAGGTAGTCCTGCGATTAAATTAATATGCCCACGGTAATGTCCTTTTTTGTTGAAGTGTTCTTTAAACTCCAACAACCCATCTTGCAGTCTTACAGTCTCCATGCCTTTACCGACTGCCCTACCCGATTTATTATTAAATGATTCTATGCCATAGAAGTGAGAGTCTAATCCCAAATCCCACAACATATCCCAATCGTCTTTCCTACTTACTAATAAGTCACCGCGGATATAGCCACCAAGATTGGGACGAAAAGGTAATTTCCGTACAACACGAGCATATCTATGTAACTTCTCGGAATAGTCATTAACAGTTTCATCTGATAATGTGTAGCTAGTCGTACCCCATTGCTCATAATTTCGTAAAAATTCGTCATGTAAATTATCCTCGTGTCGGCTGTGGTCGCCTTTAATGTTTCTATGCACAAGAGTACAGAAGTGGCAATTAAATATGCAACCTCTGCCTAGTTCTACTGTTAAAATTTCTTGTGGTTGTATGAAGTCACGTTCTTCATATGAGATTGTAAAGTCTTTTATTCTCGTAGCATCATAGTTATGAGTAGCATCTATATAGTTGTAGCTACCGTGTGTCTCATACTTTAAGTCTGTTCCTATGTTTGTGAGATGTCTTACAAGTGCTGATATTGCAAGCTCGCCGTAGCCAACAATAAGCCAATCAATAGGAACATAGGATGCGTTGTAATAGGATTGTGTCCCAGCTACAATAGGAATGTGCGGGTATTCAATTTTAGTCCACTCTAAAAATTCTTTAAGTGAATCAAAGTCAACTGTAAATGTAGCACTAACACCTATAAAGACGGTATCTTTACGAACTCGAAGTTTAAAGTAATCTTTCAGTTCTTCAGTAGTCCAACTTTGTACAAAGTCTACTACCTCAACATCCATACCTTCCTTACGAAGGTGAGACGCTATCCTATGGGCGCCAGGTGCTCTTTTTACAGAGTCGTAGTAATAGTCTACAACTCCACCGAAGATCATGGCGTGCATAGTTAGAGTACTTTTCTACGTACTAATTCGTTTTTAACTTTTTGTTTGATTTTGGGCTGTGAATTACTTCCTTCTAAATACTTTAAAAGTTCTTCGGTGGAAGTAGAACGCATATAATAATGAACGTTCTTAGTTTTGCCCGTTGCTTTGTCGCGAGTTGTTTGTGATTTTTTAAATTTCATCGGCATAATATATCTCCATTATATAGTTATCGTTTTTTAGGCTTAGGTGCCTTAGTCTTTTTTGTCTTTGCTTTCTTTGCGATAGGCTTAGCTGGCTTATACTTTTTACTAGTTGCTGCCTTCTTGCCTCCTCTAGATTTCATTCTATTGATTTCCATTTTTCTCATATTAGGCAACATCTTAACTGCTAACCTAGATACTAGTGGCTGGAATCTTTGTACCATTGTTTCCAAACGTGAACGCTCTGCAGGTGGTAGCTTGGATCTATCACGACCCCTCAACAATCTTTTGTATACCAGTCCACGAGCACCACGGGTCGCTCTACGTTTTAGTCTATCAGGAGAGGAACCTCGTCTGAGTGCAATACCTCTAGCGACTTTTAATTTTTGTCTGTTACGTCTAGCAGCGAAACGTCTTTTCATTCTGCCTTGGACTGATAATACTTCGTGGATTTTTAATTCGTCACCGTGTTCTAGTTCATCAGGGTATTCTGTATTGTCTAAAATTTCCAACTCATCTTCATCATACAATCCTAAATCCAAAGCCTGTTGCCAACCAAATTGTTCTGCTTCTGCTTCTAGTTCTTCAATATCATCTTTAGTTAAGTCCCAATGGATTGTTTGTAGTATGGCATTGTCTTTTTTATACTGCGCTTTTGTTTCGTGGGCAGGACCGGACTCTTTTACGAACTCTTTAAACTTTTTAGGCTCTTCACCTGGCGTCAACTTCTTAAAGTATGCAGTACCTTTATCAGTACCCCACTCGTGCCCGCCTGGCTTGGCATCGTATTCTGCGTCTTCTCTCATGTTCTTTTTACGTTCCCTATTAATCCACGCAACTGCTCGTCTATCCTGTGGGGCCTTTCTTGCCCATTGCCACATTTTACGATATGCGCTAAGTGTCCCTTTATTTATATCAGTTCCTTCACTGTTATCTACGACAATAAAGTTGTTTCCAAATGCGTGTTGAAACTTACCAATGTTATTTTGTACTTGGGACCACATTGTTTTTACAGTTTTTGTGGGTAATGCTCTTCCGCCGCCTTTACCTCTTTGAATGTTTCTATTTGCTGCTGTTTCTTCGTCGGTGTTAACTAGTATTAAAGCTGTCTCGTAACCTAAGGATTCTAGTTGTTGTTTTTGTTTTTGTATCTTGCTGTAATCTTTTCCTGTACCGTCAATTACTAGTCCGAGCCTTCCATTAATCCAACCACGCATTCTATTATTGGTTAGTCTTTTAGAATTGTCTCTAATACCTTGCCCTTTGGTGGACATAATGTTCTTTTGTGTGGCTTCTAATCCTGCCTTAGCCAACTCTCTCTCAAAAATAAGATCAGAGTTTACTACTTTAAAACCTAGTGTCGTTAATGAGGTTCTACCGACAACAAATGACTTGCCAGAACCAGGGCCTCCTGCTAGGAAAATTGCTTTGAAAATTCCAGGATCATTGACACCTTCTGTTATCATTCTTCTTCAGGCTCTTCTTTAGGCTTTAGTTGATTTTCATAGTAAACAATAATCGCCTTTTGTTGTTCTATATATCTTTTGATATCTGCTAAGGACAGAGATAAGTTCTCATATCCAGGAACACTTATTGCGAAGTAAACAAGATCTCCGTTTTCTTTCTCAAATCGTTCTGCGAACTCTTCATAGTTTTCGGAAGTTACTGCATAAAATTGTGTTTCATAAAGCTCTAGTCCTTCAGGGCGAGGCTGTATTGGCACCATTCTTTCAACAGTTTGAATCTGTGTAACGATTCTTTCTGGGCCCTGTAATATAGAGCACCCGCTTAAAACTATAATACTACCTATTAGAAGTGGTAGCTTCAAGCTCTTCCAAAATAGCTTTACTTGCATTGTTTACTCTCGTTTCAATAAGCCCTGGCTTTTGCATTGTCAGGGCGGTTAAATTATGACGTCTCAATTTTCCAATCAATTCGTTTTTATATTCATTCGCAGAACTTAACTCTACATTCAGTTCTTGTATTCTAAGTTCGTTTTGTATGTTAGCAGCAACCAATTCATCTAATGCGACTTGATTTGCTTTGGCTGCTGTTTCTGCTTTAGCTAGATTTTCTGCGGCTACTTGTAATCTGTTCTGGGTATCTTTGTAGTACATATAAGCACCACCAAACATTCCAACGATTAGTATAAATGGTAATAGTCTCCACATACTAGCAATTCCATCTTCTGCGAGCAGCTTTACCTCTTTCGCCTGTCCAACTTCTAGATCTAGCACAGAATGATTTGCGTCTGCCTGCTGCTTTACTGCCAGGCTTCAGTTTGCTAGGAGGAGTAGTTACTGCTGTTTGTAGTTTACTGCCTGGGTTTTCTCGTCTGTGAGCATCGACGCCTTTTTGTGTTAGTCCTGCACCATCTTCTGTGGGTCTCTTGTGCCCAGATTTAATGCCTTCTTCTTGCATTGACTGTCTCATCATGGCGTGCTTCAGAGCCTTTTTATGATGAGTTAAGGCATTCATATGCTTCACCATTTGTTGATTGCCTGAAGCAGTTTTTATCGCCGCGTTTGCCTTACGAATACCTGACTCGTGTCGGGCAATAGTTTTATCAATGTCTTCGTTAACTTTACCTTTCCGCATTTTCTGAAAAGTATTGTATGCTGTGCGTCTCTCGTCATTCTTTTTCTTTTCTGCAGGGGTCATTTGAGACACAGGCTTTTTAACTGCTGGTGTATCGTACTCTTCTTCTTTGACACAGTCGTTAACTCGGGTATCACCTTTCATCTTGGTGCCCTTCTTCTTATAACCGTCCCAACACTTAGGATCGAGTCTTTGTTTTTCTTCTCTAAACTCGGTAAATGATTTCATTTTTTCTTCCCTTCGATTTTGTTTATTCGCTCGAGGAGATCGTTAATTTGATCTTGTAACTCTGTGGCACCCCCTGGTGCTACGGGAGGATGACTCCAACCCTCAAGCTCTTTAATTTTTTCTGCTAAACGAGGATAATCTTCTTCCCATTTAGCTTGCTTCTTTGCTATATTTATATTATATCTATGTGCGAGAAATTCCATCATGTTATCTAGATGGAACTGAAACCAAATCCCCATTCGTGTAGTTAAAAACCACTTACCAAATGCTGATCCAAAAATACCTGTTAGACAGGCTCTAGCTAATAGTGTCCACATTAATGTTCTCCTTTAAATACAGACCAAAGGATTTAAATGTGTCTTCTTCTTTTAAACCCATGCCTGCTCGTGTTGCTTGAAATAACTTTTTAGCATGAGTATCGCTTGCTCTCATATGTAACCCAGATTTAAATGATTTGTAATCATTATTAGATGCGTGGGCTCTCATCTTTGTCCCACTAATTCCGGTCACCCCTTCAGCGTCAGGATCTCTTTGTCCTGCTGATACTACCTTAATATGCTTAAAATGATAATCGCCGTTAGGTCCATTGTACTTATCGACTAGTCTTTGAAACTCGTTTACTCGATCTGAACCTGCCACCATTGTTACATGGGTGTGTCCTTCTTGATGCATCTTTTTAAGATGAGCTAAGAAGTGTGGGTGTTGAGGACTTGATGCCTCAAACTTTGCACCCCTGTGTATAGACTTAAGATAAGAAATTTTCTGATGGGCTTGTAGGGGATTCTTTTTAGCATCGAATGAGTGGCTAACAATTACCCTATGATCTGCACCTAGTTTCTTAGCTTCAGAATGTACCTTGTCGATTAGTTTACTATGTCCTGCAGTCGGAGGATTAAGCCTTCCAAATGCGAACACTATATGTTTATCTTTTCCTTTTAACATTAGGAACCCTTTTTAAGTTCGTCGCCACGAGCAAAGTTAGCAGCGCTGAATTCGTGTCGAGCTACAAATTTACTTGGGCGTCCGTTTTTATGAACAACATAACCTTCTGGCTTCGCAGGAGCTCCACCAATTTCGTGCCCCACTTCTGAGTGGGAAGCCAAAGAGTCTGTTAGTATATTTTTTGCCTGTTGTAAGTGATGATGCATCTTTAAAACAGATTCGATATGATCTTTGTTATCTGAAGCATGCTTCATGTGAGCATCTTTTGTTGCCTGATGCTTAGCCTTAGCAGCATCAGTTTTAACACCGGCAATCTTTTTGTCATGTGCTAATTGAGCATGAGCTACGTAATCTTTGTGATTAGGAGTAGAGCCATCTCGAACTGTTTGGTTAATGTAAGTTTTCAAAGGAACAACATGATGCTTGGCAACTGCTGTGTGTGCTGCCTCAGGAGTCTTTTTGTAATGCTCTGTAGCAGCCTTCATGTGCTTCTGATATTCTGATTGGGCTTCTTGTGTATAAGCTACTTTGCCTAAGTCGTGTTGGACACCTATTTGGTGTACATCAGGATGCTCGCCTAGTTCAATGTCTGCACCATGTTGTGCTGCTAGATCGGCAAACTTCTTACCTTCGTATTTTGTATGGACTGCGATACCTATGTGTGCCGCGGCTGCTTTCTTAGCGTGATCTGAATCTGCTTCGTGGTGGTAGGTAATTGTGTTTGGAGTGTAATGAACTCGGCTACCGTCATGCTTGACGTCACCTTTAGTGTGCATAATGTCTGCTTGGTAAACACCTTTGCCTGAGTGAACCTTGGGCAAGTGAGCTAGGGCTGCTTTTAGTTTAACAGCTAAGCCAGGAGCGTGTCCATGATTCTTATCTATGTCTTCGGGTGTGTAGTTGATCTTTGGCTTCTTGTTGAACACTGACTTAGAGCCAACGAAGAACTTGCCTGTCTCTGGGTGTGTACCAAACACGACTGCAGGAGAGCCGTCATATTTGACGGTAATCTTAGTATCGCTAGCACCACCTCGGAGCTTTGTGTGAACGTCATTTAAGTTCTGAAACGCATGAGCAAAGCCTTTAGAACCACCGTGGATAACATGGTCTTCTACGTGCTCTAGATGCTTGAGTTTGTCTTCTTCATTGGCTTCAAGTATCAAGTGTTTCTTAAATTTTAACATATATTCTATACTCTTATAGTTCGTTTCTTCATTTTATAGTTATATTATACACTCTTTAATACCAAAAGTCAAGCAAAAAACGCACTTTTTTGAATTATTTTATGTATTTATAAAGAAAAAACTGTCTACATGAGCCGAACGAAAGGAAAATTTAACTTACTTTTCAATGTGTTAGCCATGGCGTCAAAATCCGGTATTTCTCCTGGATATCTGATCTTCATCTCGACATTATCGTACACAGGCATGATCGTATCGTCGGCTAATCCGTAGTCTGTAACGATCTTTCTACCGGTTCTGTAGTTGTTTAGAGTGAGGCCTGTGTTGGCTTGTTTTGTTAGTTTAGCTAACTCTTTGTGCAAGGGGCGATCCCCGTAGTGGTGCCCTGTGTAGCTCTCATCATACCCTCCGGCTTCCCAGAACGTGTCCTTATTGACGATAAAACAGTTGATATGCCCAGGGTAAGGGTACCATTGTTTCTTGAAAACAGCATACATATTGAACCGATAGATCGTCTTAGGGTTCATAGCTAGCCTTCTGAGATGTCCCACGTCTCCTGGATTGAGTCTCATGTCCATGTCCAAGAAACATATTTGATCTGTGGGTGCGTATTTTGCTGCTAGGTTTCTACAACCGTGACTATTGAATCCTAAATCACGGGTAACCTTCCAAAGTTGAAAGTTCACTCCATATGTAAAGTAAACATCTTTCAGTATATCATATGCAGGGTATTCTTCAGAGCCATCATCTATAACCATGATTTCAACCCCAGGAGGATAGTCCTCCCAGAGTTTGATTTGCTCTTTTAAAAGTTCGGGTTCGTTGTAGTAGGTATAAGCGATAGTCAACCGAGGCGGCATCTTATCCTTATTTTCTACTATCCCGTTTTCCTCAAACCACTTCTTCCGTGAAATCATATTGTTGTACGTCCTCAGCAGGGAAATCAATTGTTCCCCCATTTTCTAATTGGAAGTTCTCGCTATGTGTCAAAGAGTTTAGATCATACAATTCAAATCCTGTATAAGTTTCAACGACTCCTTGATTGATCCTTCCTTCTAGGACGTGCATAAATTTATTTACGGCTTCACCAATATCCTTGAATGTGGGTTCTTCTTCAAATCGATGGATTACATATTCATTGCCACCTACTGCTCGCCACATAGGGACTTCAGCATTGCCAATGTTATTCCACAGCTTAGTGCAAGCTACTAATTTTAGCATTATAAAACTCCGGGTTCTTTTTAATTTCTTTCAAATCTGCGTTATATTTAGTTGCCAAAGCCTTAGCTGTTTCAACCCAAAACTTCTTAAAGCTCGGATCGTTTGCTCGGTTTGCCGCTTGAATACAATTTGCAATTTTGCGTTCTACTTTTTCTTTTGTCATAATTTAAGCCTCTGTTACTCGTTTTCTCAATGATGTGCTACTAAAAGAATGTCGTCTACCATTATATACAACATCAGGAGTTAACCCTTTGCCTGTGTAGTCTACATTCTCATACTCTTCACCTATTATACGCACTTTAATAGGCAATGTCAAGAGCAAGTCAACCAAATCGGCTTCTGTGTTATATATGACTATCTCGTCTACATATTTTACTGCCGCCAGTTGTATTTGTCTTTCAACGATTGTTTGTACAGGTTTGTTCTTTTCAGGTCGATCTAAAGTAGGATCATTCTGTAAGCCAACGATTAGGAAATCGCAATGGCGTTTGGCTTCTTCCAGCATAGTAATATGCCCAGCATGCAATAGATCGAACGTGCTACAGGTAAATCCTATAACCTTATCCTTCTTGAACTCCTCGCTATAATTAAGTTTCATCTTCATCCTCTGATATCATATCTTGGCTCCATGATTCTAGTGTCTCATCCAGCCACTCGTCCCAACCATCATCTTCCCAAACCTCGTATGAGTCGAAGGGTGTGCCAATATCCTCAGCACGTTTACGCATAAACCAGTCGCCTGACTCTTCCTCGTAATCTGATTCTCCATCTGAGAATGTCCAAACACCCAAGAAGTTATAAAACTCGTCGATGTATTTTGCGGACATTTTTATATCAGCATCTACTTCAGCCATTTTATTTGCTAACTTTTCTAGGAACACCGCGGGCGGTACCCATGCAGATTGAATCCAAGCCCAAGTGTCTTCTGAGTCCTGAATGTAAGCCCATTTAGGACCTACATTCTTCTCCATCCATTCTCGTGAACACCACTCGTCGTCCCAGTCTGGGAGAACCGAGCTGAATTCTAAACCTTCTTCTTTAAGGTCCTTGACACTTTGAAATGCTTCCTCAAAGATCTTGGTTGCTGATTTATTTGCCTGTACTAGCCAGACGTTGGTTTCTACATGGTTTGCCATTTCTATTGCTCCTATACAATTTTTAAGGTATCTAAATATTTACGCAATCCACCGGTATGGTCTCCACCATAAAGAACAACCTGTGGCGTAAAATTTATTTTCAACAAGTCCGGATGCTTTTCCATTGGCATAATTATCCGTCTTTTATTCATAAACAAGCCACCAGATTGTTTAGTATCTTTGGTAACGGTGTTTAGTCTAACATACTTGTCGGCGTATGTCAAGTTATTTTCGTTGAAAGAGAGAATATATCCTTGGTAATATCTTTGACAAAGATACCAGCCTTTCAAAGTCTGGTGCTGTAAGAATTTGTAATTCTCTCGATTCCTTTTACCCGGTGAGGTGTAACCTCTGTGTCCGAGTATCATATAGTCACTATCATGTAAACGGCAAGACCCCGCTCCACTAATTATTTTCCCATCTTCTATGGAGACAGAGTATTGGCCTTGGTTTTTCTCGTCATACAGTTCTTCAATGTATAATTTGTACAAGAATGTTTCAGGTTTGCTTTGCCAATCGTCGGTTGACATATTAGGAGTATCAACAAACGTATTGCACCATTCTTGAACAATAGGGTAGGGTGTTAAACTATCTATTTTTTCAAACGATCTGAACATCGCGTACCTTTCCAATATTTCTTTTTTGTATTAATTTTGTTGTATAGACGACCTGCTTAACATCTTGGAAGTAATTCCATAGAGTACCCTGGGTCATCTCATATTCGTACAGAACTTTGTCTGTCAAAAAGTATTTTACGTCACTGTTATACAAATCGCAGGCAGCTATAATATCATCACAGGCTTTTATATCCTCTAGGTATGAAAAGTTCGTAGCTGCGAACTGACTTAAAATTAAAAATCTATTGAATGGTATCACGCTATTAATGGCTTCTCTAAGCGCACCCATAGCTACAATGTTTCTTTTGGAAGGTTCGATTGCTCCGTATTCAAAGAACAATCCATCTTCAATAATGTTTTCCCAAGTATTGACATTCCCGTCATATACCATAGGATTATGCCTTTGTCCGAGTACATCTATCTCAGGATTTTCTTCGAGTAAACCCTTAATGTGTTCCAGAGCACCAGGAGCGAGATTGTCGTCTCCGTCGATAGGAACTAGATGTGTATGTGGGCTCATGGCAAATAAATCTATGACAGAGTTCTTACCTCTGCCAGGTAAGCCGTTGCTGGACGTAATGAAGAATTCAACATTATGTTTCTCAGCAACGGCTCTAGCGATTGGGATATAATCTTCATCAAGTGTATTGCACACAACGAAGGCGTCAAAGTATTCCTGCTTTGGTCCCAAACTTTCAATGCAACGTTCTAAACGTTCGGCATCTCGGTTTGTTAATATCCCAACGAAAAGTTTCATACAGTATCTAATGCTTCCAGTAGATCCCTGTAATGAGCTACTTTTCCTAGCTCTTCTTCAATTGCTTCTGCCCAGCCAGTATGTTCTGGGATTGAAGTCTTACTGTCCATCATTACACGGACGTTCAGGGCATGACGATCCCTCGCCGCAATAAAATAATTTCTTAAGATGTCTTCCATAATCTCTTCCTGTTAAAGTGGTGCCGGCACCATGAATCGAACACGGGACCTGAGGTTTACAAAACCCCTGCTCTACCTGCTGAGCTATACCGGCGGTACTTTATATATAAAATCTGTGAGCAGTTTTTTAGGGCCATGCTCAGGGCACCACATAACGAAAAGCGCGTCTTATTTAAAGATTGTTGCGCCTGCTGCTGTATATGCTGCAGCGATCATTGCTCGGCTTGGGGTACCGAGGCGGTAGACAGTTTTACCTGTCTTTGTGACATTCGTGTATACAGGGAAACCTGCTTCACGAAGTTCTGCCACACGGGCTCCGACTGATTTGATGCCAAACATTTTAACTGCTTGTGCTTCAGACAGAGATTGTCCGCTAGTTAGAAAGTTAAGAACTTTCTTAGTTTGAGTTGTGTTAACTGACTTAGTCATAATATATTATTCTCCAATATTTGATTTAACAACGGTTACACTTTCAGCACCCTCAACCTTCGGAGCGGTATTAACCACCCGTTGGGTTTTAGGTACATTCCTAAACACGACTTTCAAAAGAGCATCTTTTGTTTCTGCATCCGGAATATTGCTATTCTGGAGTACATACTGAGCTGCTTCCTTTTTAGTCATGGCTGACGGTAACTCCACAAAATAATGTGATGAGTTATCCTTCAACTTCTTGATGCGAGATACCATATCGTTACCGAACCGGGCTTTACAAGTCCCGTTCGACATTACGCTGTATCCTGCAAATTTAAATGTTTGGTTTGACATAATTTTTCCTCTTTCTCAATTTAATGTAACTATTATACTACCGTTCGTTTCTAAAGTCAAGCACTTTCTGACCAAAACGTGAAATCTTTTTAGGCGACTGCCGCTTCTTTACAGGCGAACCAGTCGCTTAGGAAGTCTTGACTCCATCCGCGATGTCCATCTTCCATAAGATACATACACTTATAGTCGATTCGCTCCTGGCTAGGGCCCATTAGGAAGCTCTCGGTTTTTTCTACGATCTCTCGTCTCATATAACCGAATTCGTCATTCTTTTGAATGCGAGTACCACGGAACCTCTTAATCAGGGCGTCGTACTCGATAAAGGTAGGTGTCTCCCACTCTTCGATATGATCCTCGAGTTTGAAGTCAATATCGTCGATGAGATCGGAGTGAATAATGATCTCTTCCCAAGATTCGTTGCGAACCTCGATTAGTGATTCTAGCTTAGCCCAGAAGTCCTTACAGCCCGACTGCTCTACAGTCACGCCTTCCATAATGAAGGTATCGCCGCCCTTGAACTTCCAATACTGCGGACACTCGCCCTTGCCGTCCCAATCATGGGCGCCATAGTTCTCACGGGTTTGTGTCTGTATTACGATTTTCATGCTCTAAACTCCAATTTCTTCAGTTTATACAAGTATTATACAGGGTATTTTACCAAATGTCAAGCATTATTTTGACTTTTTTTCACTTTTTTAGAAGTTTTTGGGTACATCTTCGGGTTTGAGTACGTTATACGGGACTAGATTAGGGGATTTGGCGCCATCTCGCCAGAAATTTCCGTTCGTATGTAGGTCCATATCACTGATATAGTCCTTTTCATTCAATGAGTTACAGTAAGCACTAAAGTCCACAAACCAATCGTCATATTTATCCTTATAGGCCTGATAATCCACTCTATTTTGCGCTATAAGGGTACGTTTATTGCGTAACTGTATAGCATTACACTCTTCGACAACCTGGTTATAGGAGCTCTCAGGGAGGGCACAGATACGCTCTACTTCAGCCACGATAGCGTCTAATCGCTCTGCGGGGTCGTATATTGTGTCATATGTTTCGTCTATCCAAGGTGAGAATGATTCGTATCCGCATAGTTTTAGCTCTTCTAGAAACCCTGGGGTAGTATGTACTAGGTGAGGAGTCTCTGCCATAATAGCTTTGTAGAACTTCTCCGTAGCGAATGAGGGTGAGAACTCGTGTACCTTGAGCTTACCCTCATTGTGCAAGATCTGGGCGTGATTGTAGTTCTTGTAGGGTAGGTAGTGTGACTCTACGACAATGTGGAAGTCTGCTGAGGCAATTGCTCTAGGGACTATTGGCCCAAACTTACTAAGTCTGCCTGTTTTAAAGTGGCTGGTCTCGTTGATCTCATAGGGGATACCAGTGATCCAACTCTCACAAGCAGGCTTGCCATATCCCATTTCCCTAGCCATGTCCAGAAGAGTTTGAATGGGATACCTAAAGTAATTTCCATCAAAGCCATTTTCATATGGGTTTAGATTGTGAAACGAGTATGAGAAGTGTTTGAGTAGATCCTTATCTACGAGTTTTAGGTATAGCTCGAACCTGTCCTCGTTAAAGTTTCTGCTAAGTATATTGAATTTAGTTCGTTCTGTTAATTCAGAGGTATCAACATTCTTACATCTAACCTGCAAAGGACTATATAGAATAAATTCAATGTCTGGCATATCAGAAAATATTCTTTGACAGAACTTTCTGAACATCTGATCTTTAACCACGAATACTATCTTGTTACCAGGTATCTGCCACTCTTTTATCCTGCGTCTAAAGTCTCGAACAACTGGTAGATTAAAATAGTCATCGCAGAAATTAATTAACAGTCTTACATTAGGTTTGTTTTTTAAATGGATTAGATGCGGGTCATCCAAATTATTGAAAAGATCTACGAAAGGATAAGACCTCATTGCTTGATCTAATCTGTCAAACAATAGAACAGCGTTGTCGTCTTCTAATGCCTTGTTCCAAGGTAGAACAGGACCGTAAAGATAGATATCCTCTTTTTTAATCCTGTGGTAAAAATTTGTTGGCATAACCTACTTCCTGGTTGGGATATCGAATGGTTCGTTAGATTCTTTGTCGTACCAATATAAACTCCTATGAGGTCTATCCTCTGTTTTATAATCGGCATCACTATAGTAATAGAATAATCTAAATGTTGTCCTATGTACACCTGCAGGACATTTCAGTGGCTCTGGATATCCGTGGAATCCTCGGTTACTGTAATTCCATATTACTGCGCTATTAAATAGGCAAGGAAATTCTTTTACTTTATTTTCTTTTTGATTGTCCCAGAACTCTAATGCTCCGCCCCATTCAGGATCCCAATCGGGTGTGAGGTAAACAATTAATGACTGAGCTCTGTGTAATTTGAATTGGTCGTTCCAGTTAAAATCAGAATGTACTTGCAAGGAATCATTGGTCCAACTTTTAGAATACCCACCACCTACAATAAACGGATCGCCTATAGATCCTTCAGTTCCGGTTATTCTATTTAACCAGTCTATACCTAATGAACTGTGCATAGCGTTTACAAATTCTGTTGCAACAGGTAAGTGTTCTAACTTATTACACTCTTGCATATGACTTCCCTTGCGATCAAAGGTAGTCCACAGGTGTTCGGGCGTGTTTTTTGCCTCGGCAAACATTTTCCTTGCGATCATATCTGGAAGGAAATCGTTTAAGTAGACGTGAGGTACTGGAACTTCTGTTTGGTAATTGCTTTTGTATTGCTCAGGCGAGAACTTCTCTCTGATATAACGTATGCTTTCCAATTACTTCTTCCCAAGTGCCTGCGCCCCAAAGAATGCGGCTACAATACCTGCGACTGCTACAAAATATGTAGCTGCCATGTCGCCTAAGATTTGACTTGCTGAGTCTAGGCCTATGAGGACTGCGAGAACAACAGCAAAAGGATAAAGCAACATACCACCTAGTGCGAACCACGCCATTTTACGTTGGGCATCTCGCATCGCATCTTCATCTTCTAGGCGCTTACGTTTAAACTCCATATACATTTCATGCTCTGCTCTACTGACTTTTCCGTCACCATTGCTATCTGCTTCATGGAAAGCGGTTTTATTTTCTTCAGACATTATGCCTCCTATTTTGCATACTTGCTAATATGTGATATTAACTCCTCTTTATTTATATCACCTACAATGTCTGCAAAAGGAATATATCCGATAGCTAACCTAGGGTCGTGAAATTGGTAAGGCATTTTGTCTGCCATTCGATGCCATGCTGGCTTAGCTACTCTCTGTAGCCAATCCTTTTCCATATCTTTTGTAATGGGATCTCCCATGTGCATAAAGAATGTAGCCCTTGCCCATATTTGTGGTTGAATCTGAGAACGTTTTATATTCCAGTCTTTTGTATTTACAATCTCTGCAAAGTGTTTACCTACATGAGCATAGGCAAGATATAGTGTTCCTAACTTTCTTTGAACTGTAAACTTTGGAAATGCTTCGGTTGGAATTCTATATGTTTTTTCTCCGTCGGTGTATCCCCATCTAGGAGGGGCACCAGTCTCTAATAATTCTATCTGATGAATGAGGTTGTTGATGTCGTCCCAAATTAATTTATCTTCACGATTGGCAGTGTTTACTTGTATAGCAAATTGATTGTGCAAGCCATTGAAATCAAAGTCTTCTCGATTGCCAAAGTTTCTTTGTAAATTAAAATGTGCTGCCTTATCCCACAAATCGTTTAGAAGTTTTTCTCTATCTTGTTCTAACCAAAAATATTCCCTAGAATATCTAACTTCTTGTTCTAAGAACCGTGCGTGATTTTGTGAGAATTTGTCTGCGTGTACAGCAAAGTCTAAATCGTTAAAACTTAATATCATCATATCCACCCTTTTGCAATTTAAATGAGGCACCATACTGTGGAGTCTGTTCAGCACCCGAGTCTTGTAAGTCGGCTTGTGGATTTTCTAAATCAAACAATTTCATTCTCGCTCTATCTACACCAACCATAAATCTTTTGTTCTTAGTAGGATCAGCATAACGATTCTTCAACTGTTTAACCATCAATTGTCCTAACTGTTCTATCTCTTCTGTACTTATAAGAGCAAACATCAAGTCTGCTGTAGCAGGCAAACCAAATGATTCTGAGGTATCCGTCAATTCAACGTCACTGTTTCCATAACCACCTCGAGTTGTCTGTGTCGCTGACATAATAGGAAGATCAAACTCTACTGCCAAGCCACGTAGCTCTTCTGCAATACTCTTAATAATTGTATAGCTGTTCGCGGCATTGCCAGGACGGAATCGAGAACTACCACAAATGTTTAGATAGTCAATAAAGATAATGTCAGGAGCAAAGTTACGCTTGAGTCTAAGTTCATTCAACAATGCTTTAAAATGTCCGGCGTGTGCCGATGCTGTAGGATATTCTTTAACAATTAACTTACCATTAATCTTTTTATTAATTTTAGAAATCCTATCGTCGAACATACTCTTAGGCATATCCTTCAAATCCTGAATAGGAATGTTCATTAAGTTCGCATCAATACGTTCTGCAATTCTTTCCTCGGACATTTCAAGTGTAATGTACAAAACATTTTTGCCTGTGCTAATAGCGCCTGCTGCCATATGACACATAAACAAAGACTTACCTACACCTGTACCTGCAAGTGCTATGTTCAATGTTTTATTTGCTAGTCCGCCTTCAGTAATCTTGTTAAACATCTCCAAGTCAAAGGGCATCTTCTCTTCTAGTCTGTGATAAAATTCAAAACGCTGATCTGCGTTCTCAATATAATCGTGTCCTACGTTATTGTCGAACCCAACTGCAAGAGCGTCTGACAATATACTAGGTAATGCATCTGTACTGTACTGCTGATTCTTACCATCAATAATCTGAATCGAATCCATAATAGCATTGTAGAGTGCCTTGTCCTTACAGAATTTTTCTGTTTCTTCAACCAACCATTTAGTATCTAGTTCTTTATCTTCTACATTGTTGAGGAACTCATTTATCTCTTTGTCCTCAATCTCAGACACACGTCTATCATCTTGACAGGCAATAACGATTGCCTCTTTACTAGGGCAAGCATTATACTTCTCAGCATACTCCCAAATTTTAAGATAGATTGTACGTTCTGCAGAGTCGTTGAAATATTCACTTTTCAAAAAAGGAATAACTTTCCTAAGATATTCCTCATCATAAAATAATTTTGTAAGTATAATTCTTTCGACTCTATTTTCCATCAGCTAAGTTCCAAGTTGTAAACGAATAAACCGTCTCGGTTAAAGTAGTTATCCATTGTGAATAAAATAGCATTATATATTACTTCAGGATCAAATGCAACATCTTTTAGTCCTGTTTGGTTAAGTGTTCTACCGGCTTTAATAGGACCAAACTTAATATTGCATATTTGTTTATCTAGGCAAAAATTGTTAACGTTGCCTTTAGTTCTTCGGTATTCTCTTTCATCGTCGTCTAAGAATATATTTTTAGTTGC